ATCAAGATGGCGATGGGACTATAGATTTTGTTGTTGGCACGTTAAATCAAGACACTACAGGAAATGCAGCTACAGCAACGGCTCTTGAAACTGCAAGAAATATTGGTGGGGTATCATTTGATGGTACAGGGAATATTAATTTACCTGGTGTAAACACTACTGGAAACCAAAATACTTCTGGAACATCTGGTGGTTTTACGGCTGGTAGTGCTTCAAACCTTAATTCTGGAACAATACCAGATGCACGTTTCCCTGCAACACTTCCAGCAGTTAGTGGAGCAAACTTAACAGGAATATCGGCTGGAGCTTCTGGAGGAGGAAGTGATGAAATTTTTTACGAGAATGGACAAAATATAACAACTAATTACACGATTTCGAATGGCAAAAACGCTATGTCTGCTGGACCAATAACAATAGACTCAGGAGTAACAGTTACAGTCGGTAGTGGCGAGAATTGGACAGTAGTATAAAATAAAAGGAAAAGCTCTATGGAACTTATAAATAAACAAATCCTTGAATGGAAAGAAGAACTTAAAAATCATAAGGAAAGATTACAGCAAGCTCAAGCTGTTGTAGAACAAGAGTCAAAAGTTATTGCTTTGATTGAGGGCGGTATTCAGTTTGGGGAGATGTTACAGAAAAAGAACGAGTTAGCAAACCAGCAATTAAATATAAAGGACTCAAAGAAACAATCAAAAACAGCACAGTCAAACTAAGGGGTGCTGCTAATTTAATTAAAATTTCTTTAATCATGTTTCAAAAAATCTGTAACTATCTTTCCATCTTATCTACAGTTCTAGTATTGGGAATACTAGGCGGTGGTTTTTTTACATTTAAGTATGTAACTAGCGAACAATTCAAGGCAAAGATAATGAACGAGGTTCTTGGTAATGTACAAGGACTCATGCCAAAAATTTTAGACCAAGAGTTACCAGAAATGACAGGCCCATCTTTACCAATACCATTTAAAAAGTGAATTGTTTTTGGTGTAATACAGAGCTGATAACAGGCGATAGTATTGACCTCGATGAAAGTATGCATCCGATTTTGTATGAAGAATATTCTGTTCGTACTTCTTTAACTTGCCCAAAATGCTATTCAGATGTAGAAGTATTAAAAAAAAGAGATGCTTTTGATTAATGATTTTTAATTTTTTTAAAAAACTAATTAAATATTATGTAGATAAATTTATTAGTTGGGTAAGAATAAAAAGGTTTAATTTAGAACTAGATAATGACATAAAAAAATATCACGATGAATTAGATAAAAAAATAAAAAAACCTGTTATAAAAGAAGTTGGTAAGTTTGGAGAAGATGGGTGGTCTATCTCTATTGGAGATATAGATAAAGATGAGTGAAATAAAAATTCCTGAGATTTCTATACCAGAAATAAAAATAGATATACCATTACATACTCCTTATCAAGTATTAAATGTACCACCGCCATCTATAAAATTACCTGGATGTGTAAAGTATCACAGAGATGCAAGTCCTAAGAATACTGCCTTATACGATGACGATCCAACAGGGACAACTATTTCTTGTCCCTATGGTTTTATGCCAACATTTGAACCCATGTTATATGACAGAAGAAAGATAGAGATTGTTGAAAATAAAAAACAAGAAAAAAGAGTGGAAAATAATGAAGTCCCTAAACCAAAAGAAGTAAAACCAGAAATTCCAAAAGAAAAAAAAGAAATAACATTAGAACCTTGTCCTGGTAAAAATGATTTAAGAATTGGCTCGTTTGTTAACGAAAAAAAATTGGAGCGAATAAAAGACTATATTAGAGAAGAAAATGGCGATTGCAAAACGATCTATGAAAAAGTTGATTTTAAAGATCAATACATCCCAGAATTTAGTACTGTTGTCTCTACTACTCTTATCGCTAGTGTGGCTGCGACTACACCTCTTATTCTCAACGCTATAAAACCTTTAGTAAAAAAT